ATCGAGCCGGTCTGCAACACGTCGACGATGTTGCCGATATCGGGCGAGCCGCCGCCATAGCCGACCGTCGACAACGGCGTCACCGCCGAACCCGACTGGTGTGGATAAGGCCGCGCCACGAAACCAGCGAGCTGCACGGCGGTAGCCGAAGCATCGCCAGCCGCGACGCCGCGCACGTCATTCGCCGCGCCATTGAAGAAGCACGGGAAGCCGTACCCCATCACTGGAGCAGTGACGTCGTTTTTGTAGGGCAGGATCGATGCCGGGTGCGTACGAGTGACTTCACCCGCAGAACCCGCCCCCATGCGGTATGGAAAAGCAGTCATTCAGATGTCCTCCTTACGGGAGTGGGTTAGACTTTGACCCCCTGGTTGCGCCAGAAGCTGTCGATCTCTTTCTGCAGCTCGGCTGGCGTCTTGATCTTGCCAATAACGCCCGCCCCGCCGCCGGTACCATGATCGGCAGTGTAGGAACCGGGCGTGGCCGAGTTGTTGCGATCGCGACACGCCCCGCCAATGGCCCGGAAGAGGGTCCGTTGAGTCCCGCAATCCAGGGTGCGGCGGCGTTCATCATAGCGCGGCACGATGGCGTCGATCAGGGTCTTCAGCGACGGGTCTTTATACGCCGCGTCGAGGGTGCGGCGGCGCAGGCCAATGATCGACTGGAGGGTCGTCTGTGGCTTCGCCTTGCGGTCGAAAGTCGGAGCGCGTAGCCCCGGTGCGATGATCTCGGACATGGCAAGAGTGTCATGAAACGAGTCTTCGAGGAAAGCTGAGTCGCGCGCCCTGCGCGCCCGATCAGTAGTACCCGGAGGCGCTTCCATTTCGAGATTTCCTTCGAGGTTGGTGTTGCTGCCCTCGCCTTCATCGCGAGTGTCCATGTTTTCATCGTCGTCGTCGTCATCCGGCGGCGGCATTTCTTCGTCATCCGGCGGCAATTCCTCTTCCTCGTCATCGCGTCCGCCCCGCGTCCGGGCGTCGCCGCCACCCCGGCATTCCTGCATGCGACGCCGGGTATCTTCACTACCCTCCTCTTCGAGGCAGTTCATCACTTCTTCCAGCATCGCCTTCATCTCTTCGTGATCGCGCTCCATCGCTTCGAGCCGATCGGCAATTTGCGCCTGCGGGTCGCCTTCGCCGCCCGTGTCATCGGGCGGCGGGTCGCCCACGGCAGCCGGGTCGCCCTCCTCGTCATCATCGCCCAACCCACTGGGCGACGTCGGCATCGGCATATCATCGCGATCGTCATGCCGGTGCAAGTGCAGATGGATAGCGTCATCGGTGTCTTCCGGCGCACCACCAGACTCCGCTGGCAAGTCGGTAGCACCGAGATCCCCCGGATCTTCACCGCCACCAAGACCTTGAGCCTCGGCCTCCTTCTCGATCGTCTCAAGCTCCGCCGCATCCCGCGCTTTGAAGGCGCGACGCATTGCATCCTTGAAGGTCATCCGTCTCGCCATCCTACTTTCTCCTTTTCGCGGAGCGCACGAATCGTGGGTCGAACCGCAAGCTGAATCGTGGATTGCACAGCGGCCCCCGCAACGTGCCGAGTCCACCAGAGCCACATGATTGCCCAGAATGTTGTATTGTCGGGCCTCACCCGGCCCGATTCCTTCGTAATCCGCATTATAGCCGCATGACACCTGGACCTTGCCATCCATCACGCTGTCAATGGCGCGGCTATCCTTGATGATGAGATCGGCCAGCATCAAGTCGCTCTCGATGCCCACGCCGCGCTTCACATTGATCACGACGCCGCACGACAGCTCTTGATAATTATCCGGCCCGACATCGTCATCCGGGTGGTCATCGACCACGTCCTTGCCTTCGAATGAGGCCATGGTCTCCGGGCGGAACACGTCTTCCGGAAAGCGCTCGACTTTAATGTAACCATTGCCACCGGTCTTGATCTTCCCGGCAGCAATCAGCTCATCGAAGGGCGGCTCGCGCTCCGAGTAGGTCTGGAGACCAGACCGGGCAATTGGCACCGCGTAGCAGATAAGGTACCCCTCTGGGGTCTTACCGCGACGCGGGCCAAGCTTTGCTGTGGTATAGAAGCGCAAGTCAAGCAGGCTCGCCTTCGGGTTCGCCCTCTTCCGGCTCGCCTTCTTCCTCTTCCGCTTCACCCGGCTCCTGTTGCGGCGGGTCGGGCGTCAAGAACAGGTCGAGCTGGTTGAAGTCCGGGTCGCCTATTTTCAGATTTGGCATTAATCTCTCCCCCGCGCTGGTGCCGAACGAGCCGCGTGACCGCCACGCTTCCCGACGATAAATGTCGTCCCGCCGTCATCCTCGGGTGGCTTGTAGACCAGACTGGGGTTAGCAGCGGCCCACGCCGACCAGCCATTGAGCAGAGAGTGACTGACACCGAAGCGGGCGTCGAGCGGACGGGTCGCGCCGTTATTGGTCGCCAGCCACGTCAGGAAATCCGAGAAATTGCCGCGCCAGACATCCGGCACGAACACCGCTGGATCAGTGAACTGCGCCCACTGCGGTGACATCACTACCCCGGTGTCCGCCGCTACCGGCGGTAACTGACCGATGATCGCCGGTAGCGATTCGGCGGCCCCGGTCTCATCGACGCACCAGCCGATCAGCGAGCTGTCGAACAAGCGCGCCCAATCAGTACCGTTGGCCGCGTAATCAATCGAAATGATAACGCTACCAGGACCGGCGGCTACGACTTGCATTGCTATCTCCTGTTGAATTTCATCGAACGCGGCGGGCCGAGATGTAGCCCTTAACATTTGCATTAGCCGAACCCACCGCCGCCACCAGATAAAGCGTCATCGGATTGGTAGAGTTCGAGCGGCACTGCCCAGTAATCAAAACCTGTCGCTGACCAGCGGCGAGTGGTGAATAAATCAGGTTCATCACCCCCGTGCCAACAATCAGGTCATCCTGTGTCGGCAATGTATCGAGTGTCGTCGAAATGCTGGCGGCAAGCTGACTTGGGGCAACGGCCCCGGCTTGAGTTCCAGGAAGATCCTCTAACACAATACCAGAAATCGTGAAGTCGCACGCTCCCCAAATCTCCCAACATCCTACAGGCAACGATATGTTGCAAATGGTGATTGGAACATTAGCCGTCGGTGTGACGCCGTCAATGTTGTAGACGTTTAGGTATTCGCCAATTTCCCCCGGCTGCGCATCGGACCCGTCAGTCACACCCAGGAACCGAGACGTATTCGGCACCAGCAGTAGGTTGTCCACTCCTATCGTGGCAAGGTTCCCGGCATCGGAACTGACTGCGGTTGGCCCAGGAACCCCCTGCGGGCCGGTGTCGCCCGTCAGGCCAGTCACACCCCGCTGGCCCTGAGGACCCATGGCCCCTACCGGACCAACCGGCCCCGTAGCTCCGACGTCGCCCTGCGGACCGACGTCGCCCTGCGGACCGGCATCGCCTTGCGGACCAACATCGCCTTGCGGACCATTCGCACCAGTTGGGCCGATATCCCCGGTAGCTCCTTGGGGACCAATTGGACCAACATCACCAGTATCGCCCTGCGGCCCGGTGGCCCCAGTCAGTCCTACTAGCCCTTGGTCGCCTTGTGGGCCGACTGGGCCAGTAGCCCCAGCATCGCCTTGCGGCCCCGTGGCCCCCGTTAAACCAGTATCACCCGGTGGACCAACCGAACCCGTCGCCCCAGTATCACCGGTAGGCCCTGGATCGCCTTGCGGCCCTGGATCGCCTTGCGGCCCCGGATCACCCGGTAAACCGGGTCCGCCTTGCGGGCCAACGGTTCCAGCATCGCCTTGCGGCCCTGGATCGCCTTGCGGCCCTGGATCGCCTTGCGGCCCAGCTTCCCCCGGTGGCCCCTGTGGCCCCGTTTCACCCTGCGCCCCCGGCGGACCCGGCGGACCAGCGACGACAGTAGTGTAACTGATTTCAAAGACGTCCTTTGGCTCCCACGCCACGCTCTGCTGAGTATCCGGATAGGCGATGAAATAATCGCCAGCGACGGGTACATTACGTGAAAAGAAGTCCGGCGTGACTTCGATCGTCAGCGGAGTTCCACTGTCATCGACGACGACATACGGCGGATCTTCACTGACTTCCAAGATCGGTGCCGCCTCGACCAGCCGATAAGTTTGGTAAAACATCGGCAGGCCCAGATCGGGCCTCGGATCAGGATCCGGCAAAATCGCGTCAGGCGGCGGTGTAAAGGTCACAGGCTTAGCCCCCTCTAAATGGCCGTCCGTGACACGGAGAGGGCCGTCCGTGGCCATTAAGCCAGTTATGAGCTATGATTGTAGCTTGATCCCTCCCAGCGCAACGAAAAAGGCCCGGAGCGGCCTGGGGATTTACAGCCGCTCCGGAAAGGCGTGGGGGGAGGATTAAACTTTGGGTGCCGGTGTTGGCGGCAGCGTGTTATCAATTTCGTCGACCGGCGGCACCGTGGTCGGCGGTAACGGCATACCCGGCTTGAGACTGGTGTCGATCACCGTCCAGCGGTAACCAATACCCACGATCCAAACGAGACACAGTAGCTCGGTTGCCCCCAGTGCGGGCGGTAACGGCGGCCACACTGCACCCGGCGGTAACGGTAACTCGTTATCCGGTCCCGGTAAATAAATCGGAAATGATGGATGGACCGGCGCAATCGGCAGGCTGTTATCGGGACGCACCGGGCGCGGCGGCATCGGCCAGCGATTGGGCGGCGACGGCAGACCATGATCGGGACGCACCGGATAAGTCGGGCGGCCATAACCGGGATCAACCGGCGGGCGATTACCAAAACCGGGATCAACCGGGTGCCAGCCAGGGCGGCCATAGCCGGGATCAACCGGCGGCATTGGCATTCCAAAGCCGGGATCGATCGGACCGACTACTTCGGGCGGCTCGATCCCAGGATGTTCGTTGCCAAAACCAGGGTCGACTGGGCCTTGGGTCTCGCGCACATGAATGGGCGAGCGACTAACTGCGACATATGCCATCCGTTTTACCTTTCATAGGAGGAGAGTAAGCTCGTCACCCCTGAGTTTCTTAATCCGGAATCACTGGCTCAGCGAAGCAGCGGCAATTCGGGCCACCTCCCGGATGATAACGCATTTCCTGTTGCCCCGGTTCCGATGCGACCGGAGGCTCTATCCACTTGTGGAAGCTGCCATTGAGCGCACGGTGACGTGGCCGCACGGCACGATCTTCCACAGTATGCCAGATGTAGCCCTCGCTGCCGACATGACGGGCGCGGGCCTCCATCAACTCCCCTGCGACACGGGCGGTCTCGGTGCGGGCGATGAGGTTCGCCCGGCCCACCGTCATATCACCCGCATCCAAAATCTGAGCTGTCAAACCCACGGCCTTGGCCGGATCGCTTACCGCAATGTTACGGGTCCCAGTATACAGGTTCGAGATGACAGTCTCGTGAACCCTCTGTGCGGCGTGCAACGGCAGTGAAGTGATGAGGCTGACTTGCCGTTCCAGTGATGCTTGCATAAGCTGCCCAGTGGGCGCAGTTTCAATCTCTCGGCGCAATGCCCGGCTAATCAGTCGCGACACCTTGGCCCAGGCTGCGGCGTCGCGCCGTGACACATCGGCCAGCATGCGGCGGGCAGTAGCCGTGGCCCACGGCTTCAATATTTCGGCGTAGGACCGGAGCTGCTGCGTGGCTACCCAAGCCTCGTGCTGGGAAGGAGGCACGCCCTGCTTGAAAAAGCCACGCAGCAGCATCTGGACCTGCCGGGCGACAGCCCGTAGCTTGGCGCTGTATTCCGCCTCGGCATTCCGGACCTTCGCAAAATGCGACTTCTGCGCCCGCGTCTCACGCTTCAGATTGGC